CACTCTCAAATGCTTCAAATTCTTGAGGTTCTTGAATATCAAAGTTTTCAATGATCTTGAGTTCTGCAATATTAGAAGAATAAAGTTTATCAATAAATTTTTCAAACTTTTTTGTATCAGTTTTTTTGCGAACAACAACTTTTACAATTTTATTTTCATACTCGCGAGAATCAAAAGTTTGATGATCAGTATCCTCATAGTAAATGTTATAAAACATTTTATAAGGATTGTTTACATGTTCATGGGTAATCGTTTCAGTATCAAAAATAGTGAATCCGCGAGTATCTCCTACATCAGTCCAGTAAATCTCATAAGGATTTCCTAGATAGAAGACTGTTCCATCATTTGATCTAGTGTGATAGTGTCCCGAGTAGACCCTGGTGAACTTACCAAATAGTTTGCTCTCCAGACCATGCTCCATGACGATTTGTTTATTAACTCTAAATCCTTGGAGTTCAAGGTGCCCCATCGCACACGGGCAAGTTGTCTTTTTAATAAGTTTGAGAGTGCTTTCCTCATTTTCTTGATTAATCCATGGAATAAAAAGAGTTGGTAGTTGCCCCAACATCACTTCAGTCGGTTCCGAATATACAGTCACATTATCATACTCACGCAAAAGCAAATCAACTGCATTTACATTGTTAGTGTTCTTATAATATGCAGTATGATTCCCTACAATCGTATGGACCTTAACTCCCATTTCATGGAGACGATCATAATAATTATTTTTAGCCCAAGAAAGTGCAGAAAAATCAATTCCCTTACGACTATCAAATGTATCTCCCATATCAACAACTGTAGTGATCCCATACTCTTCAAGCGTTGGGAAAAATACGTTATTATAGAAATTCAAAAAATAATCATGAAAGAGTTTTGAATTCTTTCTTGCCCCAAAGTGTTGATCAGTAATGATAGCGACTTTCATTCAGTAGCGAAGTTTGGAGTGTACGGCGTCCTTGATACTATTATAGTCGCTGTAGTTGGATCCGTCAATACTGTTGTCGTCAAATACTTCCGAATACCCAGAACGCTCAAGAATTTTATTTTTGATTTCCAATTGACGCTTCTCTCTTTGAATACGACGAAGAAATGCGTAGTGAATGATTTGAGTAAAGTATGCAAAGGGATTTTGTGACTTCTCTGGATTGAAATTGTGAATATACTGAACACAATTTTCAATACCATCAGAAATCATATCTTCCTTGAACATATAGTTCACGAAGTTTGGCTTAAATGATAAATGGTTTGCAATCTTTAGGAAACACTCTCCAATGTAGCGGGGAATAGGAGGTTTTGGTTTTCCCTGGATCTCCGCAATTTCTTTATCTTCACGATACTTGATCAATGCAGCAAGAAACTCTTTATTATTGACATAATGCTCTGACCTCTTTCTCTTAGTCATGACTGCTGTGGTTATCATAAGTTTTTATCATTATTATGTATAGATTATACCACTTATACAAATGCTTGACAAGGTGTTCTAATCCGTGTACAATAACCTTTGTCCGGGTTGAAAGATAAGATTTAGCTACTCTTAAAGATCTTCTCTAAGATCTCTTTAGCATCGTTGACATTGGCAATGTATCCCATTCTACGATTAATCTTTGATTCATTTGTTCCATCCTTTGCAGATTGGCGGATATAAGTCTGGTACATCATAATCATTTCAATGTCTGAAGACTCAGATAGGGTAAGAACGTCTTCTAAATTGATAATAAACATGTCCTCCGTGGTTGTTTTTAGCCAGGGTTCTATTTTATAACCAATGACACCAGTTCTACCTTTTATCTCATTTACGATAATTGGATTTGATACTATCAATATCGTTCTGTCTTCCTCTTCAGATGCAGCTACCTTGGCAAAGACTTCTTCGCCTGTTTTTAATTTGAGAGTGCAGTAAAAATCATCTTCTATCATTTTTTCTTGAGTTGTATGGTGATTATCTCATAGTTAAAATTTTCTTCATTATAGATCTTAATTCTTTCAATTAAATGGTTTAGAGTATAATTTTTTCTTGAGTTGTGGGTGCAATCATCTGATATATCGTAGAGTATTGCTTTTACTTTATTTTTTCCTTTTCTAAGAACTCGTCCAATTGATTGTAGATTTCTAATACGTGATTTGCTGGGTGATGCAAAGATAACGTTATGAAGATTTTTAATATTGATACCAGTAGAAAAAGTTCCATAGGAAGCAACAATAATTGCGTTGTTTTCCCTTTCTGTAATTTCTCTAACCAATTCTCTTTCTTCAGTATCAACTCCACCATGAATAAAAAATACTTTACGATCACCTCGCTTAGTACTATTTATCTTTTCATATAAGATTGCTCCGTGTGCTTCTACACGAGAAAACAGAACAAGAGTATTTCCTTTTAGATCTAAAGAAAGATTAGTTATAAATTTATTTCTTTGATCATGCGAAATTAGATATTGAATTTCATCTTCATAAGTTTCAAATTTTTGGGGTGAGTGTTTGAGAACAAGACAACGAATATCTAATTGAGAAATATGACCTTGTTGCATCAACTCATAGGTTCTTGTCACTTTATATGATGGTCCAAAGAGTCCTTCAAGAACCCATTTATGAGTTTGAGTTCCGTCAAGAGTACCTGTGAATCCAAAACGATATTTTGCATGATGAAGTTTTGACATAATCTCAATAAGAGATTTGCTTTTAAATAGGTGTGCTTCATCTCCAATAACTACTCCGTAGTCTTCAAAGAATGAACGCTCAAGTTTATAGATAGATTGCCAGGTAGTAATAGTTACAGAATGTTCGTTTGTTTTTTCTCTACCAGAATAAATCTTGTGGCAATATGACGCAGCATCCCAACCATAGTCTTCAAAATCCTTGTACATCTGCTCTACAAGAGATGTCGTTGGAACAACTAAAAGAATTTTTTGTCCTTTATCTACATAATACCTTACAAGGGAGTAAATCATTAAGGATTTACCTGAGGCTGTGGGTGATATCAATAATTTTCTATTATGTCTTAGAGCATCGTATACTCCCTCCACTTGATACTCTCGCGGAGAATGAGCACAAATAGAAGACATATAATCTTTTACACCTTCATATGAGATGCCCTCATTAACTTCAAAGGGCAACCCATAGAATTTATTTTCCTTGAATTCATACGTGTAGTTATGCAATTTCAGTTTGTCGATAATTTTATCTAACAAACCAGCATAGATTTCTCCAGTATGAGTGCTTAGTAAACGAATTTTACCATCCCAGTGCCTGCTTCTATACTGGGACATAAATTTTGCAGACTCAACTTCAAACGTAAAATACGGTTGAAGTTCATATAAAATATGAGATTCACAATGTAGCTTAATGTAAACCTCATTTTTCTTTTCAATAATTACATCACTCATAGCATTATGATTGCTATGAGTATTTATTTACCCAAGTCCAGACTGAAAACGAATGAACTCAATTGCGTTTTTAATTTGATATGTTCTATTTTGTATCATTTTCAAAATACTCTCAATATACGTGAGCATTGTATCGTAGTAATCTATTTTGAGACACACTGTTGAAAGTTTTTCATCCGCATCAAGATACTTCTGCATAGTATCCTTATCGCGAATCTTTTTAGGAAAAGGATTTTCTACATATACTTCTGGATCAGATTTACCAGAATAATATTCATATCTTTCGTGCCTGATATTCCTTTTCTGTTGTTCTGCTTTTTTTCTTAGTAGAAAAATAGTATTATATAATTCAAAATATTTTGCGTGGAGGGACGGAATATTTGTAGACTCTATATGGAGATTATCCATATCTATTTTTGAGTCTTGCTCCCACATTCTTTGAATTGCATCAAGGTCTAAACTCATAAAGGATTGCCAGCAAGATCTACTATATTGTAGATAGTATACTTGAAACTTACGTCTGCTGTAAAGTATTGTATATCCGTTTGTGTTGCATCAAAATCCAAAGTTCCCAATGAATATGGAAATAGGTCTTTAAAAACAACCTGGAAGTTTGGTATTGATGAACTCGTTAAAACCTGAAGAGTTCCATCTGAATATAACCCCAATTGCCTCTGTGCTTCTATTTGTGGAGTTATATATCCTGTTTGTTGAAAATCATAGATTTGTTTTAAACTTTCTGGATAACCTAAACCTCTAATCCAGTTTTGAATTTCCATATAATTTTCAAGATTCTCATCTACAAGAAATCTTAAGTTCAAATCGCCAAAAACAATTTTATCGCCAGGAGTATCAATGTCCTTAAGATATGATGGTTGGACTGCAACGCCAAGATTTAAATCTGGAATGTTTGCAGAGTTGCAAAAAAATGCAACCTTAGGTGTTCTTTTTAGAGTAAATTTAAATCCTGTTGGAGATAAAAAATTTCTATTTTCAGGTTGTCCGGCGACCATGGCATTTTTTAAATATTTAGATAAAAAAAGGGACCCTTTTGGGGTCCCTTAGACTTATGTGAGATGACTCACATGAGGTTCTTAACAGCAACTCTACGATAGTAGCGGTTCTGGTTAACATTGAGTCCACCAAGACCTTGATTAGTACCCTCAGCGAATGGGTTTGCAACCATTCCGTAACGGGTCTTAAAGCCGATCTTAGGCTGGAAGCTGTTCTCACCAACGGCACGAACCATTTGGAGAGGAACATAAGGACAATAGAAGAGTCCAGCGTCATAAGGTGAAGAACCCTTATAACCGACAACATAGTACTGGTTGCCTGGGGTTGCGTTAGCAGAAGTCAGGTTAGCAGCATATGGATCGATGTAAACGCGGAACTTGCCCATCAGAGTACCAGCAAAAGTATTGCCGGTGTCGTCTACCTGGAGGTTAGCGTTCAGTGCAGGGGTGTAGTCAAGAACACCAGCCATGGTCAGTGCTGAAGCAACGTCAGCAGAGCACAGGATGATGTTGCCCTTTCCACGACGAGTTCTTTGTGCGATTGCGTTAGCATCACGCTCGATTTGGAAGAGGAGACCCTTGAACTTCTCAACCGACCAACGACCGTTGGAATCAACGTCAAGGTCAAATACGCCAGGAGTTGCAACGTTTTGTACAGCACCTTGCTCAGCAACCTTGTAGATGGTACGAATAACTTCGCGGT